GACTATTTTTTTTATTTTATCTAAACGAGTTCCCTCAGAATAACTAGCTCTTGGCATTGTCAAACCGCTAGTGATACCTGTCCCTGCAGACCCGCCTATTCTAAACATCGGTCTTCTTAAAGTCCTATTCATTATTACGGTCTTCTTCCTAAATATAAACCTGCAAGAGTTGTTCCGATACCTAAAGCTGTTTGTAGAGGTGTTGGGTTAGGAACGTTTGTAGTTTGTGTGGCTCCTGGATATCCACCCATGATCCCTGCTACTTGACCAGCGTATCTATCTAACTGTTCTTGTGGTTGGAATGCAGCCATTCTTGTAGCTTCTCTAGTTGCATCAAGACCTGCTTGTGTTTGCGCTTGGTTAATTGCGCCCAATGAACCTAACGTTGCGATATCTGTTCCTTGTAATTGTTGTTGTTGAGCACCAAGAGCTGCTTGTTGTCCACCTAACTGTGATCTAAATGCACCTAAACCTTGTGTTGCTCCAGCTATAGCTCCTCTTTGTCCAGCAAGTCCTGCTTGCGCTTGGCTTAAACCAAATCTATTGGCAATGTCTTGTTGCCTTGCTGCTTGCGCTTGCTGAAAACCTTGCTGTAAGAGACCTGCTTGTAGTAAAGCTCGTTCTCTCGCTGCCCCTGTGCCAAACTCAGCGAGTTGCACTCCCGCTCGACCACTGCCGAGCGCACCCAAAGCTGCTTGTTGATCTCGTATACCTTGTTCTTGTATAGACTTGTTACGATCAAATTCTGCTAATGATGCATCAATTACTTGTTGTTGATATGGAGACATGAACTGTTGTGTTTGTGCAGTTGTCATTGCTCCAGTTGGTATTCCACCTAATGTTGTGCCTGCTTGAGTTAGTTCTGTGCCTGCTGTTCCTAATTGTCCAAGAGCCGTGGTTCCTAATCCACTAGCTAATGTTGCTTCTGTTTGTGCTCTTTGTAAAAATGGTTGAAAAGATCCAACACCTTGAGTTGCTAAAGTTTGTGCTTGTTGTTGTAATGCATCTTGACCTGCAACCTGTGGTGCAAGCCCTGCTAAATTTTGTTGTCTTGTTGTAAATGCTCTTGCAGCATCTTGTCTTGCTTTAAAACCCGCATCTGTTTCACCTGGTTGTTTTGATAAAGTACCTATACCACCTGTTACAATAGGTACACCTGTTTGCGCTACAACCTGTTTTGCTAGATCTTCACCTAACGTTTCTACAAAGGGTGCTGGTCTTGTTATCGTAGTTTCTGTGGCCATTATATAATTTCCTGTAATCTTTGTGCTGTTTGGAACATGTCTCTAGCGCCCTCTAAACCTTGCGATTCTTCGGATACGTTGCCTCCATCTTCGAGGTTCTTCATCATGTTATACATAACTTCTGAACCTTTGTCCACATCTCCATCGCCTGCGTTTCTCACTGCCTCAGCTGTAAATACAAATTCATTCTTAGACAATCTAGCAGGTACATCATCTGCCTTCTCCATACGACCGATAGGCACGAACCCACCATTGTCTCTAAGATCCATTTCTTTGCCACCCATATCTAATAAAGGCATAACTTTTTTAGCAACAGGTTCTTTAGATCCTTCTTGATAACCCATTCTACCACCCTCTGCTGCAAAAGTGCTACCAGTAAATCTAGGTGCTAAAGTATTAAAAGGTGCTCCTCTTATAGCTAATAGTTCTTCCATTGTTAATTTTGGTCCTCTATTAGGATCTGGATCATCCTCCTCTTCTGTTTTACCAAATAAAAAAGGTGCAGCAGTTAATAATCCAGAAATCTTTAAACCAGATAAATTATCTAAGCTAAGTGCTTTGTCTCCACCTTTAGTTAAAATTTTAGATAAAAATCCACCTGGTTGGGTAAAATTAGAAAAACCACCTGTAGCTTTTATTCCAAAACCTGGCATGTAGTATGCACCTAGACCTAACAAAGCAGCTTTACCTATTGGAGATTTTGCAACTTTCTTAACAGCTCTAGTTGCCTTCTTTGTAATTTTTTTAAGTCCTTTTACTATACCACCTAAGAACATAGCTTCTCTAGCTGTTTCAAGGTCCATGATCCCACCTTCAGCAGCACCTATTCGTCCACCGTCTGCTGCAAATTCGTCAAAATCAAATATAGAGCCTGCGAATCTTGGAGCAAGGCCGCCTAAATTACGAGCTGGTGTTGGATCTGGTGTTGGACCTTCTTTTACAAAACAATAAGCCGGTGGGTTAGGTCCTTTACATGGATCACTTGACGGTCCTTCACCTTTATCGTCTGGTCGATCAAATCTATTTAAATAATCTTGAAAACCCTCTCCTAAAATATCTTTTACATCAGGGTCTCCTAATGCTGAAACATCATCATCAAAAGACGATGTTGTTTTAAATGTGGTTTTTGGTGGTCCCAAACTCATTGGTTGTTTTAAACTTGTATCTGTTAAAGTTTCTGGACCAGCTATTATATCTATACCCAAACCTCCGAGTTCATTCATAACTCTGTCATATTCTGCTTTTTCCTCTGGATCATCTAAATCTAAACTATCTATATAGTTTTGTCTTTGAAGTGCATTATTCAGTCTTGCATAGTAACTTCTACTAAAACCATCTACTAAATTTGTAGCTACTGGAAATATTGCATCAAAAATTCCTTTTTTTCTAAAAGCTCCTTGATTTACAGCTCTTCTTAAATCTTGTTTTACCTCTTGAGGTGTTCTTGCTTTTTCAGGTATCATTGTTCCTGGAGGACCACTTGGATCTGGTCTTTCAAATCTACCTGTCTTAGGATTATATCCTGGTGCTACATCATCATCTTTAGCAGTAGACCCACCACTAGTGCCTGGTTTAGTTGTAGATGTTGTTGTTCTACCTTGAACCTCTTGAGCTTTAGCACTTCTATATCCTGGTCTTTTACCATTTCCTGGTTTGACCAACATACCCCCATCTTCTAACATCTGTCTATATTGCTGTGCTCTAGTTATTGCCATCGTACCATCTTATTTTGTTTTACCGAATAAATCAAGGCTAGGCATCATTAGAGTTACATCTCTACGTATGTCATCTGGTGATATACCTTTTGATTTCCATTCTTGGTCGTCCTTGTATTCTTCTCCAGTTTTCTTATTTGTTATTTTTTCTATAATTTTATCTGGTGTAATTGTTGGTAAATCTTCCATTATGTTGTTACCTCCCTAGGCTGTATTTCTAATATTGAGGCTATAACGTGAAGTTCGTTTGCGTCACTTGCCTGTACTTTTAGTATCTCACTCTCTTCCATAACTAAAGGTTGAGTTAAAAGTTCTGTTGTAGCATTGCTAGATATTGCTTTTGTTTTAAACAAACTAAATATATTAGCACTAGCATCTACTAAAGTTACAGTTATATTTGCTCCTGATCCTGCATCATCAGATATCAGTATAGATTTTACAACAGCCGTCTTAAAACTAGGCACTGTGTAAAGTGTTGTAAGATCAGTTGTAGTTAAATCTGCTTTTTTATTTATAAAACTATTAGCCATTATTGTAAAAAAAAGTTAAATGCTTCCACCTCTTCTTTTAATTCCTCTTGAAATGTAGTGTTTAATTTTTGTATAATTCCATCTAAATCTCTAACCTGTGCCTCTGCAGTTCCTAAATCATATTCATTACTAGGTCTTGTTAATACTTGTACTATCTTTGCCATTATCTGCGTCCGTCTGGTTGTATGTCTAATCTAAAAGTTCCTAATTTCCAACTTTGGTTAGAAGATGTGTTTTCTATTTTTAATGCAACTGCTCTTGCTCTTGCACGAGTGTCTACCTTACTAGTAGATGAGCTAACTGTAAAAGGTCCTAATGCAGACCCTGATTGACTATCATTTGAATAATTACGTAAATTTAAAGTAACTTGTGTGTTACCAGTTTGAGCTATAAAATCAGGAACAAATCTTCTTATCTTCATTATAAATTCACCATCTCCTCTAAGATCTGCAACAGCGCTTGTTTGTCCTCTAACTGCTCTTTGACTTATGTCATAATCGCCAGATTCTATACTAGCTAGTATAGCGGTTGTAGTTCCTGATCTTATTTGATCTGTCCCTGTTTCATGTTCATAGTATGTTGTTCTACCCTCTGTGTTTCCTACAACATCAAAAGAAGTATCTGTCCCTGCATCATATTCTAACGCATGGGGTTTACCAAATACAGCAGAATCTTCCCACATAGTTCTAGCTAATGTTCCAACAGTCCATACAGGTCTTTGTGGAGACGAGTCAAAGTAATTATATGCAACCATTTTATTTACAACAGATGATGTTGATGTTGGATAAAACCACATAACTTCACCAAAAAGATTGTTTAGCCCAGCTGATACCATTTGATTACCAGACTCTAAGTTTATATCATCGAAAACAAAATCTTCTACCAAACAAGGTAAAGACTCTAATTTACCAGCATATCTAAAAAAACCATTTTCTGACATCCAGTATGCAGCACCATCAACTTCAACACATGCATTCTGTCCAACTAATCCACAGTTAGTTCCAACTTGTGCAAACGCAAATGTAAATGGAGCACCAACAAAACGTTGTGTAAACAACGCTGTATCTGTCCAAATGTACAATGCGTCTCTACCACGAATAGCTCCTCTGATCTGTGATCCATCGGCTAGTCTTTGTGTACCAGCAGTATTAGTTGCTGTAGGTGTGTAAGTATTTATGTCCTCTTGGTCCGAGAATCTTACAAACATATCATCCTGTGTAGAAGGAGTTCCAATAGTTGTTTCTGTTCCATAAAACACTAAGTGTCTATCTGGCGTAGATACGACCATGTGTCTTGATGCCGTTGGTGCACCAGATATAATTGTAGCCCTATTGTTTGTTGCATTTGTTGCAGCTGAATTCCATTCAAAAACTTGAGCATCATGTATCAAACAAATGGCTTTATCACCAAAGTTATCTAATGACCACATACCTGGTTCAAGAACTAAGTCTCCTGATGCCGCCTCACCCCACGCAACAAAATCAGTAGAGTTTGTTACAGTTGCTCCATCAGAGTGTGCAGACCTTGTAGAATTTCTAACTGCTCTAGTTATACCTGTTAAATCATTTCCAGAAACTCCAGTATAAGAAATTTCTTCGTTACCAACCTGAATAAAATTTGTACCCGTGCTAGGAAATTGTGAGGCATCAGTCAAAGTAATTGATGTTCCAGAACCACCTGTTCCTGCTGTGTCATCTGACAAAGCACCATTTAAAGTTGTAGTTGTTGCACCTATTTCTTCTCCACCCCAAGTTCCTAAAGACCAACCAAAACCTTTTGCTTGAACAGCTGGTCCTACTGGGTAGTAGTGTTGAACTCTAACACCTCCAGATGTTGAAGCACCAGATCCACTTTCGTTTGAAGGCATTGTTATAGTTAAAGTAGTTGCTGATGGTACACTTGTTACCATGAATTTTTTATCATCAAAATCAGATGCTGCAAAGTTAGAGTCGGTTGCAGAAGAAAAATTGTCTAATAATATTATGTCTTGAGCACCTATATTGTGAGAAGTGCTAAAAGTGATAGTGACTGTTGATGATCCGTTGGTCGTGGTAAATGCATCTGTAAGAGTTGTTGTTGTTTTAATAGGATGTATATCGTAAAAAACACCTCCCGAATAAGCATACAAAATTCTGTTTGTTCCAATAATAGAATACTTAATACTTGTACTACTAACAAAATGATGAAGTCCTCTACCAGCTCCTGTTAAAAAATTAGTGCCTGCTAATTGTTTCCAACCACCTATTTTTTCAGGTGTACCATAACGAAATCTAACATTGTCACAGTCAGTCCACTGACCTTCTGCTCCTGTAGCTGTGATTTGTTTGTTTATACCTGGCTGAAACCCTATCTTTTGTAGCATAATTACCTTGTTATTTTAGAAGTATTATCATAGATTACCAATTTATGAAAGAAATTGCAACAATACCGCTGTTTGCAACACCGCTTACAGTGTACGAAATTGAACATATAAATCAAGAAAAAATAGAAGAAATTTTAAAATCGGTTAAGTACAAGACCATAGATAAACTACCTAATCATAGCTGTATCAGTGAGAGTTTAAATATCTTAAATGAGCACGAAGATCTAAAAGGTTTGAAAGTTAAAATAGAGCAAGCCATAGATAATTTTTCACAAAAAATTATTGGTAATACAGAGACAAAATTATCTTTAACAACCTCTTGGGGCACTAGAACAAAACCAGGAGAGGCTTCAGATGTGCACAAACATTCAAATAATATGTTTTCTGCTGTCTACTATAACTATGAAACTAGTCCCATAAGATTTTATAGGTATAACAATGAAACCAATATGGAACTTCTGCCTAAAAAATATACTGTGTACAATTCTAATTATTGGGACATAACTCCTTTAGATAGATTTTTGGTGGTCTTTCCATCTTATTTAAGACACTGCATAATTCGTAATAAAAGTGGTAATACTAGATATTCTGTGGCTTGTAATTTTCACCCTAGTGGAGATTATGGAAGAGGAGATAGTAGTTTATTCGGGCTTACGTTTAAAAGTGTCTGGTAAACCAATAAACTCTCTACCATCAAATTGATTTTTTCCTGACCAATCTGAATCCATATCATTGTAATGTAAAAAAACTTGAGTGCATACATTTCCATCAAAGGTCTCTCTCCAATGTTCTAAATCATACCCTTTATAAATAAGCATATCACCAGGATTTAAATCTACCTTTATACCAGAGTGGGCTTGCTCTTTTACTTTTGTGTTTGATTCTGTAACGTAAGTAACATTATCTTCACCAGTTGGATCAACATATATTGGCCACATGTCTCCACCTAAATTCATAGTTGTAGATATTTCACAACTAGGTCTATCTTTATGTCTAGCTAAAGCATTTCCTTTGTAATAAATTCTAGCATAAGAGTATGTAGGAACTAAATTTAAATTAGTTTCTTCTTGCATTTTTTTCTGCATATCTATCAAAAGAGTTTCCATAACTATATCTGCATAGTGTGCATAAGAGTTCGGAACTTGAGGATCATTAAACGTTCCCATAAAAGTTAAATAAGGAGAAACTGTTTTTTTCTCTAACATTCTTTTAAACACTTTAGCTTTTAATATAAAATACTTGTGACAAAATTCTGCTAACTCTGGTGAGATAGCACCTCTAATTATTTGATAACTTTTTTCTTTAAAACTCATATTAAAAATTAAACGCTATTGATATTCTTTCTCCATCTTGTTGTAAAGGTGACACCATATGTCTTAGATAAGATCTGAATATAAGTAAACAATTTTCTTTCATATCTTTTACGTGGTAGGTTTCTGCATTTATATCACATATTTCTAAATTTTTTAATGGTAACATATCTGGTAAAGGGTTTTCAAAAGTTACTATTGGATAAGGTTTAGGTGTTTGCAAAACAAATATTGCACTAAAGTGACTACCTGCATGGTAGTGATATTCTTGGTAGTCCCCTTTTTTATATATGTTAAACCAAGAATTAACACACGTGTAGTTATAGTTTGATTTTAATTCTTTAGCATATATGTTTACTTTTTCTGTCACTACATCTATTAACTGTTTAAATTTAGGATTATTTTTTAATTCATAAGTTCCTAGAGTATTATAAGTATTGCAGTTCCAATTATCACCACCTGTTTTAATTTGATTTTGAATATGCTTACATTCTTTAATCATTTCTTTTAAATATTCTTCTGAAACTAAAGAGTGTGAAGAGAACAAAGTGTTTGTAAAAATTCTTTGGATATTATTCATATTAAAATATTTTACCTTTTTGCCATTCCCAAATAAAAGATGACATTTTTATTTTATTATATATTTCGTATTCCATATTTAAATACTTTAGTATTTCTTCTTTTTTAAAATACTGTTTTATATCGGGTCCTTTATTAAGATGAAATGATTTATTAAAATGCATTTCCAAGAACATTTTTAAATTAGACAAGTCTACATACCAATTTATACAAGAGTTTATTAAATACATACTTTGATAAGCAGTGTGACTAACATCACCTTTTTCTCTAGATATTTTTTCATGGTAAGTTGAAAAAAGTTTATCTAAAGAAATATCTGTCACATCTATATTTTGTCTTTTAATATCATAACAAAGACCTGCTATAAATCTTTCATATGGATCTCTAATAACAGTCCAACAAACTTTATTAAAATTTCTTTTTTCGGAATATTTTGGTTGTAGGTGTTCAATTGTTTTTAAAACACTTGTGCATGCATTTTTATGAATTAACAAATACTGAAAATCATTTGTTTCATAAAACTCTAGATTTTGAAAATACATTATAATCCAAACTCCACCCAACCAGTAATAATATATTTGTTTTGTTTAGGTGGCAGTCCTTTATGTGGATGTGTAAAATAAGCTGGCCACAAAATTAATTTTCCTTGCTCTGGTTTTATTTTTATATCTTGTTCTGGAAAATAAGTTTGCCCTTCTTCAACTGTGTTTAAATACAGTATAAAAGCTAATATACGATCGCTGTTTGCCTTGCTGGTATTTTCACAATGCAACAAATGATAACCTTCGCTAGGTTTTGTTTTTTGTAGTTTTGTATCATATATTTTATGACTTTGTAATTTGTCCAACATTGAATATTTTAAAGCATATTGTGGATAACAATCTTTCCAAAATATTTCTAAAAAAGGCGTGTCATAATATTTTAAATTTATTGATTCATCTTCTACTGAATCTGTATTTCTTTTATGTCTTTTAATATCTTTGTAATACGTTTCTATGTGCTCTTCACAAAATGTTTTTGAATAAGCATTATTAAATATTCCAATATGGTCTACTATTTTCATTTAAAAAATATCTGTAATGTTAATCTTTCTTCAGGAACATTATAGTTTAATAAAGTAGTGCCGTGTTTAGTGTTGCCTTTATTAATTATAAGTTTATTAAATTCTGGTTTTTCAATATTTAATTTATCACCTTCTTTCCAAATATATAAACCACCCCAATCTATGTCCCAATATTTATTTAAATAAATAGTGCAGCCATACTCATAATTGCTATCGTTGTGCATGGGTATGTGACTTCCTTTTGTCCAAATATAAAAATGACCTACTATTTCTTTATCTTTAAATTTATTATTTAACTCTATAAATTTGGATTTAATATAATTTAAATTTTCTTTGTTTATTTCATAAGCTAAAACTAAAGAAGAACCCTTTACAATGTTTTCTCCCCAATTAATATTAGATTTCCATATAGGTTTGTATTCCTGAGATTCTTTTATAATGTTTTGTATAAAATTATTTATAAAAGTCTCGTCTAAAAAATTATTTTTTATAGTAATCATTTATATGGTTGACCTAAGTTCCAAATAACTAAAGAATATCTAGTTCCTTTTGTTACTGGTTTAACTCTATGTTTTACAAAACTAGGAAAAATAACCAAAGATCCTTGAGATTTTATTTCTGTGCAAGTTCTTATACTATGTTTTTTATCTGGTTCATCTGCACCAAAATCAAACTCTAACTCTCCCCCTTCATAATCTTCTGGTTTTGAAAGAACACATGTTACGGATAACTTTCTTATTTTTCCATAAAAATTTTTACTTTCTGGATCATTGTATGGTTCATCCCAAGAATCACAATGCCAACCATAATATTGATCTTGTTTATATTTTGTAAATTGACAAGCCTCTGACCAGTCCCATTGAAAATTCCAACCAGCATTTTTATTTGCTTGGTGAATGTATGGATGTATTTCATTATATATCCACTGATCATTTAACCAAACTATGTTAGAATCTCTCTTCTTTTTTAAATCTTTAAGTTCTGTTTCAGAAAGAATTTCTCCTTTATCTGATTTAGCTTGATAGCCTCCAGTTAATGCTGTTTCTTCTTGTTTTTCACTACCGTATTTAATTAGATCATTACAAAATGATTGAGGTAATACTGATTGAAAATACCAATAATAATATTTAAGATTCATTCTTTATCGGTATAGTATTATACTAAGATAAAATTAAATCAAGAAGACCACTCGTTTTGTTTCTTCCAATAAAACTGACCTTTTAAACCCCATACACCTGGACAAGCAAAACCTCCAGAAGGTTCTTTAATTAAAACTCTACCACTTCCGCCGTTACCACCGTCACCGCCGGGTGAAAAAGCTCCATCGCCTCCTCCGCCAGATCCGTAATTAGTTTGGCCAGCTCCGCCTTCTCCACCACCTTCGTTTGGTGCTCCGTGTCCACCTCCTCCTGGTGGTCTAAAACTATTAGGATTGTTAGATCCGTATTGACCTCCGCCAACTCCACCACCACAAAAAGTTAAACCGAAAGGAGAAAAAATAGGTGAGGGTGCATTACCAAATGTGCTTGGTATAGCTGCTCCGTTACCGCCTGCTCCGTTAGGTGGGCCTGAACCGTTTCCTCCGGCTCCTCCGCCGCCACCTCTGTAAGGCCCTGGTGATCCACCATTACCGCCTTGAGGTCCGCCACTAGCGTCTCCACCTCCAGATCCAGTTGGTGCACTTCTACTACCACCTCCGCCAAAACTAGCTGATAAAGGAGATGAGGCACCTAAAGTTGTTGACCCACCATCGTTCCCATGCGAGTTTGGTCTTGATCCAGATCCTCCAGCAGCGATCGTAATTGGAAAAGCTGATGCTGGTAAAGGGTGTGCTGGTGTAAAGGCTACTACTCCCGCTCCTCCTCCTTCTCCAGTTCCTCCGCGTCCTGCTCCGCCGCCACCAACTAAAGCTACATCACAATCAGCTGCTTTTCCATATGTTAATGAAAAAGAAGGATTTGAAGATGTAATATTATGTATTACTTCTGGTTGTGCTGAGGGCTCGTTAGCAACCCCTTTAACTCCACCATTAATTCCACTTGACATTATATTGTCTCCCAACTTTGAGTAGATGGATTCCACTCATAATTAATATTATTATCCCAAAAATCATAAGCTGTCCACTTTTGATTATTTTCGTCCCAAGATGTTACATAAAATACACCTTTTGTTGGTAATTCTGTTATTGAACTAGATGACCATGTGCTTGAACTAGAATCAAAGTCCCAAAAAGAACCATCGTGTTTAATGCCAATCCAAATACCTCTATTTCTATCCCATCTGATATCATATTTTTTTTCTTCAGAACCATCCATATAATGCAATACAGATGGAAAAGCTAAGGGAGCTTTCCAATTATATTGTGCATTACTGCTGTCCCAATCTTTAAGAACATCTGTACCTCTAACCCAATTAGGATGTGGTTTTGGTAAAACCATCACTACAGGAGGAACCCATTCATTGTCTGAATTTAATGTCCATGAACTAAAAGGTTTTTCTGCTATAAATACATCATTTGTTGAATCATAGGTAAAATTTTTTCCTGCATAATTTTTTCTAAAATTTTTATTGTAAGACGTTTGTTTCCAATAAACAGGTTCATCTACACTTCTAGGTGTAGAAGTTTTTACCCATTCCTCTGCTCCTGTAGATAAGTCTCCTCCATGAGCATTTACATCCTCATTAGAAAAAACTAATACTCTAACTACTTCGTTATTTGATTCTTTTATTTCTGCAAAATGAGCCATATTGTATTTATATTAAAAATTTGTAAAAAAGTCTATGATTTTTTAAAAAACAATACCTGATTAACTCTATATTTATTAAAAAACATATCATTATTTAACACCATTCCATGAAAAATTAAACCATCAAATATAATACATCTATTATATTTTGCCTTAATAGTATGTATAATTTTCCATTTTTCTTTTGGTCTCCATGGATTTGAATGTTCTGATGTGTCTTTTATATTCTTAAAATCATCTCCAATATCTTCGTACAGATTAGTTGCGTCCGCCTCATCTTTATTAAAATATATTAAAGCTGTATAACCAAAATCTTTATGAGGATACCAATAATTATTTTCATAGTCATTAAAGTTTTTATCTATAAATTTAGTTACATTAGTTAAAAAATTATAGTCTTTATATTTAATTTCTTGTCTAACAATATCTTTTAAAAAATTACAAACTTTTTCCAAATCACTAAAATAATTAGCATGTCGTAAATCTTCAAAATGTATCATATTTAAACTATTTTTTTCTTTTATCTTGTGTGGGTGTGCGGGGTTTCTTTCGATAAAATTTAATATTTTATCTGGATGTTTATAAAAATTGTCTATTGTATATATAGTAGAATTTTTGAGATGTTGCTTTTTTACTTCTAATTTGTTATTAAGTTCAAACATACAGATATGAAATTTTTAATCTTTCCTAATTATGTTTATAAGTACACTATTAAGGTAAGTCAACAAGATCAAAATTTTTTAAAAATTATAGCTAAAAATTATAAACAAGAATACCATTACACAACATTTTACAAAGACAATATACTTTTGTTGCCTCAAATAAATGACTTAAAAGAAACATTAGAAAACATATTTGATAAATTAAATTTAAAAGTTTTACATGCTTGGGTTCAAGGTTATGGAGAAGATAATTTTCATGATTGTCACACACATGCTGAATGCATGTATTCTTGTGTTTTATATTTAGATTGTTCAGACAAATCTTCAAAAACTGTATTTTATCATCCTACTCATCCACATAGTGTGATGTACCATGTTAAAAAAACAAATATACAAATTAAACCTAAAATTGGAAAACTAGTTATATTTCCTAGTTATCTGCCACATGTTGTTTTACCTAATAAAGATAAAAAAAGATTAGTTTTATCTGCTAATCTTATTCAAAAGAGTTAGTTTCTTTATTCCAAACCTCTGAGGTAAAAGGTGTGTCGGGTCCTACTTCTTCTCCTTCAGCTGGCGTAAACGTATACCTTTTCCATGTTTGCAAAGATTCGCTCCATTCTAAATCGTCTGTTTCATTTGGTTTAGGAAATGGAGGAGTCCATTCGTTATTAACTAAAGTCCAAGATGCAAAGGGTTGAGCTGGTATAAAAATACTATTTAAATAAAAACCATTTACTTGAGCTTCATCATTTGAATCTAAAATATAAGTTTCCTCTTGATTATCTATCCAAGTTTGGTCTGCTAATACAACATTAGTAATTTTATTATTTTCATCTAATTGGGCGTATTTAGCCATTAAAATTCTTCTCCCCAAGTTCCTGCTTTTTTATTATCGTAAACATCATCTAAAGACCAGACACCAGATGCAATGTAAGCTGTTGCAAAGGGTTTAATAACTCCAATACCATTGTTTCCGTTTCTTTCAGTCGCTTGAGATCCTTGGTTACCAATACCACCACCACCAGCAATAGAGCTAGGAGAAGGGCCACCTTGTGCGTAGACTACAGGTGTTCCTGTAATATCACTAGTTAATCCAGTTCCTGAACTGAAACTAGACCCACCAGCTGCATTTTTTCCGCCTCCACCTCCAGCAGCTCCTGGTGCAGGTGTTCCTGAATTATTTCCTTGACCTGTCGTTCCACTTCCAACAGATCCACCAGAATCTCTTCCACCAGATCCACCAGACCCGCCAGGGTTTCCATTACCGCCTAAAGTCGCTGATCCGCCTCCACCACCAGTAACTGTTGTAGGGCCAAAAGCTCCATTACCTCCAGCAGCACCATTTGAAGTACCACCAGCACCTATGGTTACTGTAAGAGCAGCACCTCGTGAAATTGGGTAAGCTGTGTTTTCAATAGTTCCTCCAGCACCACCACATCCTCCACGATGTCCACCTGTTGGTGCTCCTCCACCGGAACCACCACCAGCAACAATTAATACATGTGCCTCGGTCCATCCGCTAGATGGATGATTATAAGTTCCACTAGATGTAAATGAAGTAGTAGATTGTGCTGAACCTTTTCCTTGTGTAGGACTTATTATAGGTCCAATAATTCCGCCATTTGCCACAGCTAATTACCTCCCCTAACTTAATTCCTCGTAACTTATTGTGATAGTTAAATCAGATGCTGCACCCGCACCCGCTTCTATATTATCTCCTTCTTCAAGATAGATAGATGAGTTTTTATCTATTACAACTAACGTTGCATCAGCAGGAACAGATATTGTGCTTGCGATCATTATCGGTGAGCCACCTGATTTTGTAATTGCAACAGATGCGTCTGCTGCGTTGGTGCCATCGATGTTTGCTATAATAATAGCATTTACTTTAAATACTTTACCTGATGAACTTGCGTTTGCAAGAATTTCAGTTGTTAAAGTTGTGTCTAAGTTTGCTTGAACAGACTTTGCTGTTATTGTTGCTACGTTTACTAAATTTGGTGCGGCCATATTTTATATTCTCCTATCTTTATTTATCCAAAAACTAATGAAAAAGCAACCGCTAATCCAGCAGTGGCAATTTTATTTCCACCTACTTGCGCTTGTCCAGTTCCGTTTGGAGCTATATTTATATCACCATTTGCTCCATCTGTAATGGTAATAGTTCCTGAATTTGTTCCAGAATTAGTATCTAATATTAAATTATGTGCTCCACTAGATGTAAGAGTAGCATCTGCTGCTCCTGTACCTACTCTAACCTCTCCACTTCCTTTTGGTTTTAAATGAAGATCAACATTTGTTTCTCCACTTGCTCCAAGGATAGGTGGATTACCTGTTGCTGCATTTGTAACTTCTAATTCATTAACTGCTGAAGCGGTTGTTTGAAATATAATTTGTTCAAGGCCATTTTCATCTGCAATAAAATGAGCATCATCTATTTTAATATTAAAAGAATTAGTATCTAAATCACCACCAAGTTGTGGAGAAGTATCATCTACAACATCTGATATACCAGTTCCAATTGCAAGGGTTTTAATATCTGGGTTTGTGCCATCATTAGCTGCAGCAAAAACTATTTTATCACCTTTATCTGTTGCTGAAAAAGTAAACGTAGATCCTGAACCAGAAGTATATTTAAATTGAACGGTGTGTGATCCCGAAGTTGAGTTTCTTAAAATATAAAAATTTTGTGCGTCTAATGGAATTGTTACAATTTGATTTCCAGAAATAGTTCCTGTAAACTCGATCATTCTGTGAGCCATAACTGCACCAGTTGATCCATCTGAAACTGACAAAGCAGTAGTTTGAGCACCACCAGCGATTGATTGTTGAGTAAACCCACCAGATATTTGTTCGATAAGTTGTAAATTTGTATTAGTCTTAGTTCCCCATGTACCGGCGTTTTCACCAGTTGCTTGAAGTTCTACACCTAAAGGTGTGTATGTTGATGCCATAAATTATCTCCTGTTATGCAGCGTCACTATAACTTGTATTTGATCCAGTTGCAACATCCGAATATGTATCATTCGATCCTGTTGAAACGCCACTATAACTCGCATTTGAACCACTGTCAATATTTGCGTAAGCTTGTATTCCTAATACTCCTACGCTGGAGGTTAAAGCGTCAGTAGGTAATCCTTGAGTTACATCAGTAACAGTAAGTGATCCTACAGAAAAACTAGAAGAAACACCTGTTAAGCCGACTACATCAGCAGGTGATATTGACCCTACAGAGGAGGTTGCGGAAACACCTGTTAAATTTAATAATTCAACAGCACCAATTTCTATATCTCCAACGGCAGAGGT